ATCACGTGGGATACCTAAATCAACAATAGAATCATGCCATCCCATTTGTGGAGTATGTAGAGCATGTCCTACTTCGTGAAGATAGAAAAGAGATTCGATGTCCTTATCTTGATTAGCACGAACTGGCATGCCTAAGACACGCTTTTCAACATCAAAAAAAGCTGTTTCATAGTTGCCAAAGACAACGTCGATATTCTCTTTGGCCAGAAGCTTGGGGACTGATGAGTTAAGCATAGTAGATACCTTTTCCAAATTACTAGTATATTATACACCAATCTAGTGATAAATAACATACCATTTTTAGATTATTTATGAATAAAGATATCTTTCTTATAACTATTTCATCTTACTGAAGTTTCCTTCCTTATAAAACTCGATCTTAGATCTAAACTTATTCTCAAGCACATCACCCTTATGAGATATGATGAATACGTTAGAGTTATCGTTGAGAGTATCTAGAATCTTTGTAAGGTTATCCACACCATCTACGTCTAGACTTGAATCAAATGTCTCATCTAGAATCAATAGATTTGTATTTGCCGAATTCTTCATGCGAGCTATCTGTCGCCAAGTAAACAGAAGAGCTAAGTCGATACGTTGCTTTTCGCCTTCACTAAAAGAAGCATAATTGAAATCATCTCGGTGACGTGACTTAATAGTCTCATTAAAGTTTTCGTCAAGATTGAAAGACACAAAGAAATCTAGTATCTGCAGGTATTGGTTGATCAGCTTATTCATAGCCGGCAGATATTGTTTAATGATCTTAGTCTTAATTCCGGTATCCTTCAGCATTTCACCAATTGCTTCATTGTATGATCTTTCTTCAATGTATCTCAGCTTCTTCTCCATCAAAGAATCTTTTTCATCTACAAGATCATCTAGCTTGTTATGAGCCACAAAGACATCACCCTTATTGTCATTAAGACTAGAAATTTCGTTATTAATAGATTCTATTTGATTTTGTAACAAAGCGATGTGTTTATTATTAGAATGTATTGCTTGCTGTTTATCATTAATAACTTTTATTTCTTTTTCGATATCGGCTAAATCGTTTTCTATATCTTGAACTTTTACTCTTACTTCTTCAGAAGCAGTAGATAACTCTGAGGCTTTTTCTTTGTATAGCGAAAGCTTTGTTGATTTGAACTCATGATCAATATCTTGTTCGCATGTTGGACACGTATCATTTGATTCAAAGAACTTAGCTTCACGAACAAGATCTTTTATTTTAGATTTAAAGGTTGCACTATATTCTAAATACCTACTTTTTTCAACTAAGTATTTTTCTTTTTTAGTATGGTAGTCTGGAGTTTCTTCAACCGCTGCTGATAGAACTCCATTCATTTCTTGTATTTCAGCAATCTCTTCATTGATATCATGGATCTGATCCATCTTCAATTTGATATTGCTATCGTTCATCTTAGTTATTTCTTCGATGTACTTCTTTTGTATATCAACCTTTTCTTTTACAAGTTTAATATTATATTCTATGTCTTGTAATTCTTCTTTAATCTTGCCAGAACGTTCTTTGAGTAGCATATTCATCTTAGAAAAGATGTTGATATCAAGTAAATCTTCGATTACTTCTCTACGGCTTTGAGAAGGTAATTGCATAAAGGGTATAAAAGAACTTGAACCAAGAACAACAACTTGATGAAATGACTTGTGATTAAGTTTAAGAATATTTTGTTCTAAAAACTTTTGATAATCCCGAGCATTCGAAGATTGATTAATAAGGTTACCATTTTGATATATCTCAAACTTTACTGGTTTTATACCTCTATGAACCTTAAATTCAGAATTACCAACATTAAATTCTACTTCAACAACAGTATGTTTCTTATTAATAGAATTAATTAATTGGTCTTTTTTGATATCACGGTGTGGTTTACCAAATAGAGCAAATGATAATGCATCTAATAAAGTAGATTTACCAGCACCATTTTGGCCTACAATAAGAGTATTCGGAGATTTGTTTAATTTAATCTCCGTAAAATCATTCCCAGTAGAAAGAAAATTCTTATATCGTACCGACTTAAATTCTATCATATAACCTCAAGGTTCTGAGCTTCAGTATACAACTCACGAAGTTTTACCTTAATAGAATCCTTATCTAGATCTGTTTCAACAGCATCCACATAGCTATCTAGTAGATCTTGAGTATCTTCTAAGTTGACCTTATCATCGTCAACAGATTCACCTAAGAATTCTTCAAAGTTTTCAGCAATCTTCAGTTCGTGAGTTTCTGTATTTTGTAACTTATCTATAAAGCGATCGAATTGGTATAAGTCGCTTTTATTTACTACTATGACCTTTACGAATTTATTCTCAAATTCAGACATATCAGTATTATTATAATCTATTTTCTTGTCATCGTACACAACTTTTTTAAACATTGTGATGTTATTTCTTACCGGTGTAAGTTCCATTGTTTCAGTATCTAGAACATGAAAGAACTTAGGGTCATCACAATCAGACCAGGTGAATTCCATTTGAGATCCAAGATAGTGAATGTTACCCTTATGAGATTTAGTATGGAAATGACCAGACAATACCATGTCATACTTATCAAATAGATCTGCTGACATACCATGAGGATTCGGCATGCCTTTCATCATTTCAAAGCCTTGTAACTCTAAATGCGCACCAAGAATAGGAGCATTAGATTTCTTAATAAATTCTATGTACTTATGATAATTACTATTATTGATCCATGGAATAAGAGCAATGTCTAGACCATCATATGTTTGAACAGTTGGATTCATAATGATGTTGACATTACTTGTAAAATATCCAAGCAGTTCTTTTAGACTACATAGCTCATTAGTATTTTTAAAATAGACATCATGATTTCCTGGAATGATATCCATCGTAATACCATGATCTCGTAATGGCTCTAAGAAATGTTTACGGTTTGCGTTTAAAGCTTTGAAATTAATAAATTTGCGGTGTTCGTAGTAGTCTCCTAAGTGTATTATGTTTTTAATACCGTTTTTTGATAAATATGGGAAAAATACTTCCTCATAGAATCTTCTTTGGTATTCAATAAAGATATCAGAACTATTACGTACACCACAATGGGTATCATTGAGAATTGCTATTTTCATACTATTTCTATCGTCGCATTAAGAGTTTTTTTAACTTCTGACAAGTTATTCAATATGCCTTTTATATTCCTATGGTGATCGTTCATTATAGTAGTTGTAACATATCTATAATCAGGATGATCAGCCATTTGCAATATATCTTTTATTTCGTTAACTGAATGACGTGGAAATAGTGCATTAAGATCAGCATTAGTAAAATAGACTTCTTGGAACTCAGTAGTAACTATTTCCACGTCACGCATTACAATTAATTCTACACTAGAATCAATCACATGAATAACTCCAACTTCTTGGCTTCTTTTTCTTTTTTAGCAAAATCTTTTATGGCTTCATCTTTAGCTCTGACACTACCAATTCGAATTCGAAGTTCGTCAATATACGCTAGTGCTTCATTAGCATGATCCGGATCCATACCAGATTCAATAAAATCAGAAATGCCCATCTTCTCAATAAACCTCATTTTTACATCGTGTTGTTTCTTTTCTTTTTGTATTCTTCGAATAAAAGCATAGAAGCAAATTTGAGTAAAATACGAAAAGGCATTAGGATTACCAGTACGAGTTGTTGTGGATATATCATAATTTCGAATTGCTTTTAGACAATTTTCAACAGCATCCATAACCATCTCATCTCTATACGTATACCGAATAAAATTAGGTCTATGAGATAAGCCTTCGGCTATTTTCATGAAACAGCTTGCAATATAATCAGTTACTTTAGGAACAGGCTTGTTTTCAGATTCTGCATCGCTAACAGATTTAACATACTCAACAACTGCTAATGAAAAGTCTTTATTATTGACGTAATGTGGTTTTTCTTTTGCTTTCATAAACATTCCTTATTTCACTTAGATACCATATATTATAAACCATTTTACTTTGAAAGTAAACAGTAAATTATTTTAATTTTTTTCACTAGAGGGGTTTACAAATACTCGAAAATAGTATATAATATTAAAGTACTCCGGGGAGCTAGGGGTATACTATAGTTTTAGTGGATGATTTCATTATCAAGATCGATGTCTTCTTCAAGATCGCTGAAGTCTAGATCAGATTCTGTATTCTTAGTAAGTCTAGACTGTACTGCGTATAGTATGTAATTATGCTTTACTGCTTCCTCAACATCAGAAAAGGACAGGATATCTTTTTTATTTATTATGTGAGTATTTGTTGTAACTGAGAAAGGGAACCATTTAACAAATTGGTATCCAGTTTCTTTGTATTTAGATAACTTGACAGGATGCTCTAATGTCATTGTATTATCAGTAGTATCAGATATAAATGAAACTAGATCTTCGCCATTACATAACTTAACATGTGCCACATCATTCATTTTTTCGCTCATAGATCTATTTCATACACTTTATAATCAAATTGTTCTTTAGAATATATCTTGATACGCTCTGCAGCGTGATCTAAGGTATAATTCTTACGACTCTTCCAATGTAAATCATCTGCTATATCATACACAGTAGTATGTATACCATCACCAGACTTCCTTAATCCTCTACCAATTGATTGTAACACTTTAATTTGTGATTTAGATGGAGAAGCAAATATAATGTTATGTAATCTCTTGATGTTAATACCAGTTGAGAATGTACCAAGTGAAGCTACAATAATAGCATCATTCTCTTGTTCGGTAATCTCTCTCACCTTCTCTCGGTCGTCTACTCCAGTCTCACCGGATACATAGAATAATTTCCTTTTGGAGTCACCGAGTTTATTACGTATAAGATCATGCAATGGCTTCCCATGCTTTTCAACATACTGAAAAAGAACCAAAGTGTTTCCGTGGCGATCCAAA